CGGGGTTTATGATACTAAGCACAGAATACAACTATTTAGCTTTACTTGATTTAGTTACTAACCGTACATTGTTTACGGTTAAATTTGTTATTGATAACGGAACTGTTTTAGGCTTATCAATATTTACGGGCCAAGTTTATATTAGTTCACTTTCCTTAGACGGAACAGATGACCAATTAGGTACTTATAATGTTGAGTTAACGGGTAGCGGTGCATACAGTACAAGCGGAACAACCGTAACCCCAGGAGGCATAATCATTACGGGTGGATCAATCGTTCAAGTATTCCAAACAACAGCAACAGAAGGACAAACGACTATCACCTTTGCGGGTGCAATAGGATTGGAACTATTATACGGTTCAAGTGGTGGCATTGCCATGCAGCCGATAGGAACGCTAACGGGTAACGGTGGAACGTGGGATATAGCAACGGGAGTTTTGACATTAGCGACTCCTGCGGTTGCGGATGAATTGTTTTTGGTGCTTTGTCAGTAAAATAAAATATATGAGAGTAATAATTATTATAGTATTAGGTTTAGTTGGGGTTGCAAATGCACAATACTCGCCAACTTCGGCTAAGAGTAGGTTCGTTAATGGAATTGCACTAGGTACAAAGCTAGACAGTTATTTTGCCGCTGCGGATAGTAACGCTATCTATTGGAGAGCGGATAGTGTTGTAATGGCGAAGTACAAGGGTACTGCAAGGGCGTTGGCGTTTAAAGGTGATAGTACCGATATATTAAGCCAAGTAGTAAGGACTTTTGGCAACCAAACGGTTGACGGGTTTAAGACCTTTAACGAAAAAGCTATTTTTGATAGTAGCGTTTGGGTATGGCGGGGTAACCAAAAAGCCTTGCAAAACGTTGCAGTAGGTTATAATTCTTTATTAAATAACACCTACATTTTAAACCAATTCCCACCATTTGCGGGTGGTGATTTGAACGTAGCTATTGGGTATAAGGCTTTAGAAGAAAACACAGACGGTAGGCGTAATACCGCAGTTGGAGCAACTACATTGAATAAGACCACAACGGGCAACTACAACACCGCAGTTGGTGCAGTTGCTATGTTTGAGAATACAACGGGAGTGGGGAACGTAGCGTTAGGTGTTCAAGCACTGCAATACAATACAACTGGCATTTATAATACTGCATTAGGAACTTCGGCATTGCTATACAATGAAACAGCCGACTATAACGTAGCAATAGGTAGACAAACCTTACTTAACGCCACAACGGGCGGGTATAACACCGCCGTAGGTTCACAAGCAATGCAGACAAGCACAACGGGCATAGATAATACTGCATTAGGTTATGCTTCATTGTTTAGTAACACAACGGGGGGGTATAACATTGGAGTTGGTATTCAAGCGGGATATGATGTAACAACGGGTAGCAATAATATATTCTTAGGTAGAAATACAGGCAGAGGAATAACGACGGGCAGCGGTAATAATATTATCGGCGGTCAAGTAACGGGTCTTTCACCAACTTTAGAAAACTACACAATCATTGCAGACGGTATAGGTAATAGAAGAATTAACATACCCGCAACGGGGAATATCTTACTTGGTACTGAAACCGACCCAGGAGATGCAATACTTCAAGCTAACGGTAATATTAGAGCAATAGGCGGCGTATTTGTAGGAACAAACGTTGCTATGAACGGAAGCGGAAACTATGTAGATTTTAGAGGCACTAACTATGCAAGGTTTGCAGATTCAATAGGAACTAATCAGAGAGGCTACATTCAACATAACGCAACCGATATGGTGTTACAAAATGATGTTAGCGGGGGTAAATTTTTATTCAATAAAGCGGTAACAATTACGGGAACAATGACGGCTGATACTATTGTAAAAAGTGGTGGTACTTCATCCCAATTCCTTATGGCTGACGGTTCGGTTAGAACAAGCGTAAATAGCGCAATTGATACGGGCAGAGCAGTAAGCCAAATAGTAACGGGCGGTTCTTTAAATAGCGTTAGAGATAGCGTAATAAATGCAGCCGTATTAAAGACGGGTTCAACCATGACGGGGACACTTAACGGAACAGTTGTAAGTATGAGTAGTTCAATTAGTGGGGCTACATTCCAATCGGTTGGTGTAACGCCAAGCAATACGGCGGGGTTTAATAATACATTGTACTTAGAAAGAAATGTTCCTTCTTTAACTCTATCTAATACGGGAACGAATACGGGTAAATTCACTTTAGGAGTAAGTAACGGTGCGATAGGTTTTTGGAATAACGCAACAAGCGCATACGAAATACAAATTGATCCGATTACTTCGCAGACAATTAATTTAAACAGAGCTACGGTAATAGCTGCAAGTACGACAACACCAAAGATTATAGGCAATAGTTCAACCCCGTCAATTAGCGGCGGTTCAGCAACTTATATTGGTACGGGTGCAAGTACAAGCGTAAGCGGTAATGATATGGCGGGGGTTGCTACACTTATAACGGGTACTGGTTGCGGTTCAACGGGTGCAAGTAATAGAAACGCTTTTGCGGTAACGTTTTCAAGTGCATACGCATCAACCCCAACTGTTATTATTCAAGCAATACAAAGGGGTGGATTGAGTTCAACAGATGGCCCAAGTGAAGCGTTTTTTTTGCGTAGAGATGCCGTTAGTACAACGGGCTTTACTGTCTACTTGCCTATTGGATTAACTTTAACAGATAGCACAACTTATGAAATAACATACCACGTAATCGGAAAATAATATAAAAGAATGGAACAGCACCAAGACATTATCCGCAGACTTGACGAAATACAAGCTGCTTTAGTGGGAAACCCAATCGCAAAGGATGGCGGGTTAGTTAAGAAAGTGGAAACGCTACACGAAGATGTGAACGAACTAAAACGTTTTAAGGATAGGAGTAAATGGACTGCTTCTATACTAATTGGATTTGCGGGGGTATGTGGTTGGTGCGCCGATAAAATTATTGACATATTTACTAAACATTAACATTATGAAAATTCCTCCGTTTATTACCGAATTAATTAAACGTATTGCAAGTAAGAACCCGAAGTTCTTTCAAGTTATACAAGCAGTATCTGCAACCGTTGCATTCGTTGCGTTTATCCCTGACTTATGTGCTTACTTAGAAATCGCTTCACCCGCATGGCTTGAAGTTGTACACGATAAAGCCATAAAGATTGGAGCGTTAACGGCTATTATTTTGGCGCAGTTGCCGAATGAGCAGCCGACTAATAAATAATATTTTTTGTGGTTTAATTTATATTTGCTAATATAGCTATATGAAAAGCAAGGAATACATAACCTTAGCATTACTCGCAACAGCCCTATTGGCGGTTGGTATGTTTATCGGTTACCTTGTTTCTATAATAGCAAACGCATGAAAACAAGAATCAAAGCAATTATTGTAGGGGCTGCATTGGTTGTGATATTTATGGCACTTTGTGCGGCTTCTTACATTATCTATGTTGTTAATCAACTCTTAAATTAATTTATGTCTAATGTTAACAAAGTGGCTTTTACCGTTCTTTTATCCGTTCTAGTAGCGGGTTGTGGTATTAAGTGGGCAACGAATAAAGTACTAAGCAACCCAGATGCAATAGCTAAGGTTGGGGCGGTTTATGATGCGTTAACACCTAGAGATACCACAGAACGATTGGTATTTATTCAGGGGGATAGTATATTCACGCATAGAACCGATACGCTAAGAACCAAAGACACGTTAACCAATACCGATACAATTCGCATAGTTAACACTAAAACGATAAGATCAACCGATACTATCATCCGTACCTTACCACCTGATAATAGAGCGATAAACCGATTACACGATACGGTTGCTATTTACAAGGCATTAGCGGCTAATTTAAGAGGCAGCGAAGCTAATTACAAGGTTCAAGTTAAGACCGCCGAGAAACGCCTTATTTGGATGGCTGCAGGGGTTTTGTTATTAGGTACGATTATAGGTTTACTAATTAAGTTTAAAATAAAGCTATGACTTTACAAAACTACCAATGCCATATCAAGTGTGTATGCGCCTTTAGGAAAGTTAGTGAGCGTGGTTGGTATGGTAGGGCATTAAAAACTTATAAATACTGGATATGAAACGTATGCAACAAATACTATCCTATAAGCAATTTTATTGTGGGATAAAAACAGACCTAGCATTTAAGAAGTTTTATAGTAGAGGGAGATTAGGGCGTTGGAATAGAATTTACTCAAGGTACTAAGTAAAAATACTCAAAGATGCAAATCAATTCAGCAACACGCTCACTAATTAGAAAGTACGAAGGATGCAAGTTGAAAGCGTACCATTGCAGCGCAAACGTTGCCACTATTGGAGTGGGAAACACATTCTACGAAGATGGTAGCAAAGTACAAATGGGCGATACTATCACCCAAGAAAGAGCTGATAAATTATTCATTATTCTTTTAGATCAATTCGCCGCAAAATTACGACCATTAATTACTGCAGAACTTAACGACAATCAATTTGGGGCGTTATTATCCTTTTCTTACAATGCGGGTATCGGTGCTTTCAAGAATAGCACGTTAAGGAAATTAGTAAACGCTAACCCTAACGACCCATTAATAAGACAAGAATTTATGAAGTGGACTAAAGCTGGGGGCAAAGTATTACTAGGTCTACAAAGAAGAAGGGAAGCAGAAGCCAACTTATATTTTACACCAAACCAATAACCATGATGCAGACCAAAAGAAGAAGATTGTTTTTTGATTAACTATATTTAGTATCTTTGGAAAAATCAAATAATATGATACATACATTTAAACTTCCAAAGTATTATGAAATAGTAATTAATGATAAAAACGGAGTTGTAAATATTTTTTCTAATTCTAAACACGCAAAAGGCAGAGAGTTATCGCAAAACATAAGCAGCGAGGGGTATTTAAGGGTAAAGCTAAATAATAGATACGCTTCAATTCATTCTTTAGTTGCGAATTTTATTTTAGGAGAAAGACCGAAAGACCATGTAATAAATCACAAAGACGGCAATAAATTAAATAACAAGCCATGCAATTTAGAATACGTTACAATAGCAGAAAACATAAAGCACTCAATAGAAAATGGTTTACATATCTGTAATAGACCTAAATTAATGGGCAACTATAAAGATGGTAGATGTAAAGATAAAGTTGGATATAAAAAAAATTGGTATCTTGAAAACAAAGAACGCATTTTAATTAAGGCTAAAAACCGTTATAATGACAAAAAAGAACAATCTACAAACTAAGCGGAGAAGATTATTTTTTGATATAGAAGTTTCCGCAAACATAGGATTGTTTTGGCAGTCAGGGTATAAGATTTCAATTGGCCCTGAAAACATAATTAAAGAACGAGCAATTATTTGTATCTGCTACAAGTGGGAAGACGAAAAGACCGTCTATTATTTAACGTGGGATAGTAAGCAATGCGATAAGGCAATGCTCACAAAGTTTATTGAAGTTGCAAACCTTGCAAGTGAAATGGTAGGGCATAACGGTGATAAATTTGACTTAGCTTGGATAAGAACAAGATGCTTATTCCATAAGATAGAAATGTTTCCTAAGTACATTACAATTGACACGCTAAAGATTGCCAGGAGTAAATTTAAATTCAATTCTAACAAACTAAACTATATAGCTCAATATTTAGGTATCGGGCAAAAGATAAAAACAGAGTATAGTCTTTGGAAAGATATACTACTTAAGAAAGATAAAGTTTCAATGGCTAAAATGGTTAAGTATTGCCAGAAAGATGTTATTCTTTTAGAAAAGGTATTTAAACTATTAAGAAGCCATATGGAGAATAAAAGCCATTACGGTACGGCCTTTGGCCAAGATAGGGGCAGTTGCCCTGAATGCGGTTCGGATGACTTGGTAAAGAACAATACAAGGTATACGGCTACTGGCATTAAGAAAATTCAACTAAGATGCAATACTTGTCATACAATGCACACTAAAACTGATAAATAACATGGCAGCAAATATCCCACCTCTTAAGTTTTATAAGTTATCTAAAGCCGACCAAGAACGATTCGCAATAGTTAAGATGCGTGAGGCATACGAAGCAGCGGATCAATGGAAACGGTTAAGCGTTCAAGCGAGGCACTCGCACATACCAGAACCGAAGGAACTTGAAAGACCCGATGAAGTAATTCTAAAAGAACCATCATGAGCGAAGAAATAGAACCAATAGAAGAAGATGGAATACTAGAGTTTACTACTCGTGAAGAGTATATTAATTGCGCTTGTTTAGCACTCAATACCGTAGACGGTATAGACCCAATGACGGCTGAAGATAAGAAACGAGTAAAGCGTATAAAGCGTAAGTGCTTACGAATCATTGACGAAATGATTAATGAGGCTTACGCTGAATTGTTTGAAGAGGAAGAGGATGAAGAAGATTAAAGAAACCCGCAACGATTAAGCTGCGGGTCGGTTATATGATACTATCAAATAAGGGGTGCGTTACCATAAGTAACAGAGATACAATACGAAGATTGTATCGGGGCGTAATGCAAAGATAAGACAATCACTCCGCATCCCCATCCTCACCACCATTCAATATAAGCCATGATAAAGCGGCGTAAAGTAGGGTAATGCTAATTATCATCATCCATAGTTTGTGCGCCTTTGTAGGCATAGTATAAGCACAATAGATATACCGTTAACAATATATACACTAACATTATCTCTTAATTTTAGCTTTTAACATTACCAGCGTTATCGCTGTTTGGATTGCTTTGGTTTGTGATTTGCGTTTGGGCATGGTTAATCGTTGTTTAGT